TAATTATATTTTAAATAATAAAGGAGTATTAAAGTGAAGAATACAAAGATTAAAACATCAGGCTTGACAGCAATTTTAAAATCATTAAATTATGAAACAAATGTTGTAGTAAACCACATCCCTCCATGGATATAAGACAATTTTGACAGCTATGAGGGGTGATGCATTAATTGAAATGCATCTTACTTTAAAAGAATCTCTCTTTAGAGAGGATTCAAAGGTTTTAGTTCGTTTCTATAATATGAAAAAGGATCATGAATCTATTATAGAGAAGGTTGTAGATACTAGCGATCGTCAAATGGTTGCTAAGTCTATACTAAAAACATTCGACGCAGCAAACAAAGAAACATTTCTATTTATAGAAAGTGTATTAAAGTTGATGTATTTGGCTTTAGTTGATACAAAGAGCATAAAAGAATATTATTCTGCTCAAAAAGCTATCTCTAGAGTATGTAAATTAGCAGTTAATGCAAATTGGTAACTCTAACTATACTCGATAAAATATAGAGTATAGTTATTAAGTTATATAAATTAGTTGTTTTATTTTAAATTAATTTTCAGGAGGATTTTCAAAATGAAAACAACAAAAACAAACAAAACATTGGTAATTTTGGCAGCTATGGCTGCAATCTCTGGTACTACATTTGCAGCAGGGGTAAATAATACCGTAGACCCTAACGCAGCACTTTACGGTGCCGAAGCGTATGGCAAATCTAACGTTATTGAAGCAGGTGGCACAAGTGCCTTCGCTGTAGGATACAACAACACAGTGTCAAAAGACAATGCATTTGTGTATGGTAATGCAAACAAGGCAAAGGGTACCAACTCTATTGCAGGTGGTGAATATTCCACAGCAGCTGGTCGCAATTCCGTAGCAATTGGTTCTAGTGCACAAGCACTAAAAGACAACAACTTTGCTATTGGCTCCCAAGCACGTGCAAACGGTACTGATGCTTTAGCTTTCGGTAATGGAGCTTACGCTGAAAATAGCTCAACTGTCGCTATTGGTAAAACAGTAAAGGCTGAAGCAGATTCTGCTGTAGCTATTGGTGTTCGCACATCTGCGTCCGGCAACTCTACAGTTGCTATTGGTCGTGACAACTCTGTTACAAGTTCTGACACTACTGTTGTAGGTTCCAATAATGGGACTGTTGCCGCAGAACAAAGCGTTGTGATCGGCTACAATAACAAAGTTGTAGGTACCGATCCTGAACAAGTTGTACTTGGGTCCAATTCCAAAACAGGAGCTCAAGGGGCAATTGCAGTAGGCACTCATGCAGAAGCAACTGCAATGGATGCCATTGCTGTAGGCAACAATACGCTAGCAGATAATGCTAATAGTGTAGCCTTAGGTACTAACAGCGTGACTGATGCTGTAGTTAATACGTCTTCCGCTACTATTGGTGGTAAATCTTACACATTCGCTGGTACAAATGCATTAAGCACTTTATCTGTAGGTTCCGATAGCCGTTCTTCTGCAAATGGTGCCGCTGACTACAAACGTACAGTAACAAATGTAGCAGCTGGTCGTGTATCTGCAACTTCTACTGATGCTGTAAACGGCAGTCAATTGAATGCCACAGTTGAAGCAATCAATAAGAATCACAAAGATATTCTAGATACTGCTACTGGTCTCCAAATGCTTGGAGACATTGTGTCTGACCATGAGATACAAATCGCTGCTAATAAACAAGCCGCAGCTGATGCTATGGCAGAAGCTAAACGACATGCAAGTGTTGCAGCTGGTGATAACGTAGTAGTAACAACTGGTACAAATGCAAACGGTGGCATTGAATACAAAGTTGCCACTAAGAAAGATGTTTCTTTGGATAGTGCTTCTTTCGGCTCTGTATTCGATCCAGTACACAATGTAATCACTAAAAATGGCATGGGTGTATTTGATAATGACGTTGACACTCAATACAAAGCTAACGGCATGATTGTCGAAAACCGCGACAATTTAGATAATGCTACTCATGACATCAACGGTGTCACTGCAGACAGCAATGGTCGTCATATTGCGTTTACAACTGATGGTATTGATGCAGGTAGCCAAATTATCAACAACGTAAAAGCTGGTGTGAACGATACTGATGCTGTTAACGTTAAACAGCTAAACAACTCCATTTCTACAGAATCCGTGGTAAGCGATAATCAAGTAGATAACATCGCTGCTGTTCGTGTAGTAAATGGTAAATCCACTGGTGATAAAAACGCTCAATACGGAGTGTATGTATCCCGCACAACTGTTGATAGCATCGCTAAAGCAAGCAATCGCTTTGCAGGCGACGACGTTATTAAAGTAGAACGCTGGAGTGCACCTTCCAATGTGGCAGATTTGACTACTTTCAAATATGACGGTAGCAAAGCAGCTGCTAAAACTCCATTGACTTATAAAGCAAATGGTGTTGAAGAAAAAGTTATGCTTTCTGACGGTTTAAACTTCACTAACGGTAACAACACAACAGCTTCTGTCGACGCTAATGGTGTAGTTAAGTATGATCTTAACAAAGACATCAGTGTAGATTCTGTAACTACTGGTAAACTTGTAGCTGACAAAGCTAACATCGGTGGTGTTACTATTGATAACAGCGGTATCAATGCTGGTGGTAAAACAATCACTAACGTAGCTCGTGGTATTAATGCTAATGATGCTGTTACTGTAGGTCAATTGAACGATGTACGCACTGCAATGGCTAATGGCGATGCAGCTACATTAAACCGTGCAAACGCATATACTGATAGCCGTGTGAGCGAAACTACAGCTCAAAATGCAGCTTTGGCAGCATTGCATCCATTGGACTTCAATAAACATGACAAGTTCCAAATTGCAACAGGTGTTGGTAATTACAAAAATAAAACATCTGTAGCATTGGGTGCATTCTACCAACCTAACGAAAACACATTGCTTTCCTTAGGTGCAACTTTAGGTGCTCATCGCAATGTCGTGAATGCTGGTGCAACATTCCGCTTCGGTAAACACAGTGAAATGAACACTGACCGTCACGACGCTCTTGAAGCCAAAGTGAAAACTTTAGAAGAAACATTAGCTAATATTTCCGCTAAATACGATGAACTTCTAAAGAAAGTAGAAGAAACTAAATAATTATATTATTTGATGAAAGAGCCTCTTAATTGAGGCTCTTTTATTTTTTAAAAAAGGGGTAAAGAAAATGAAAGCAAACAAAATTTTAACTAGTTTAGTATTAACATCATTATTAGCTGGTACGGCTATGGCTTCTAGCAATAATCAATCCTTTAATGTTGGTCATTATAGAACAACTCTCGAAGCCGATAATTCTATCGTATATGGTGAGGACATTAATGTTACTCAACATAATGACGGTAAGGTAGTTAAAAACATCCTAATCGGTGGTTACAACAACATGGCTCAACACGATGCCAATAATAGTTTAACCATCGGTAGCGGAAATAATAACAATTCCGCTAATTCTATAGTAGCTGGTGATCATAATACAATTACAAATGCAAAAAATTCCATTGCCGGTGGTTGGCAAAATGCTAGTCATTCTGAAAATACATTAGTATTTGGTAATACTACCGCTATTGATTTTAGTAGCGATAACAGCTTTGCTGGTGGTGAACGCACTAGACTCAGAGGCAAAAATTCATTTGCCTTTGGTGAAGGTGCAGAAGTAGAAGGCGATAATACATACGCTATCGGTAAAGAAGCAACTGTTAGTGCTAGTAACTCAGTAGCTATTGGCAATCAAGCAAAAGCTACTGAAGAGAATAGTGTAGCTATTGGACACGAATCCAATACCGATACCGTAATCGGTACAGCATCTGTTACTATTAATGGTACAGAGCATACATTTGCTGGCAGTGCTCCTGTTGGCACTATATCTGTTGGCGATATCGGTAAAGAGCGTACAGTTACAAATGTAGCTGCAGGTCGCATTGATTCCAACTCTACTGATGCTGTAAACGGTAGCCAATTACATGAAGTAGTTGATGCTTTAAAACCAATCCCAGAAATTGAGCATAATGTTGACGTCAACAAAAAGCTTATTGAAAATCATGACGGTCGTATTAATGATCTAGATAATAAAATCATTGATGTTGCTTCTAATACTATCAAAGAAGCTAACAACTACACTGACAGTCAAGTAGCTAGTGTAGGTGCTCAAAGTGCAGCTTTGGCTGGCTTGCATCCTTTAGACTTCAATAAGGATGACAAAGCTTCCTATGCTGCATCCGTTGGTCACTATCGCAACGCTAACGCTGTTGCAGTAGGTGCATTCTACCGTCCTAATGAACGCACTATGGTATCTGGAGCGGTTAGCTTCGGTAAACATATTCAAATGAACCTTGGCGTAGCTTTTAAGACCGGCAAAGGTTCTGAATATATTAATGAAGCTAAATCCAAAGACAGCAGAATTGAAAAGCTAGAAGCTTTGGTAGAAAAATTGACTGCTGAAGTTGCTGAACTTAAAGCTAACAAATAAAGGAGTCTATATGTATATATTTAATTTCTATGAAGGTATCAATCAGCAAAAAGTAAGCATTGCTTCTTCAGATAAAAATAATTTAAATAATGCATTATCATCTTTAAAGGATATTGTGTCTTTGTATCTCAAAGAATGGCATAATGAAGGTGAATTCATCACTTTCAGAATTGAAGTGATTGATCAAGAAAATCAAGATATCCGAAATTTGATTTGGGAATCTAGATCTGGTTTCTTTGAAGCGTGCTCTGTAGAAAAATATATCCATCATCTGATAAATAAAGAGACTTATCAGATCTGGATCAAAGATCATGTGGATTCTGAAAGCATTTGTAAGTTTGCAGATTAAAGCCAACAAATAATTCAACTTTAAAATAATCGCAGGGGTGCGTCAAACACCCCTCTTTTATTTTTTGTCTCCGAAAGGAAGGATAGATAAATGATCCTTTATTTACCAGAACGTCTTTATGATGAAATTAAAGATAATCAAGATTTTATCGATATCTCTGAACAAATGGAAGATATCTATACAGAGAAGAATACATTTGAACATGCTATCACTACTAACTGGGTAGATAATGATGAAATCAAAGCTCTAGTGATTAAACTAGATAAACTTATCGAAACTTTCTTCAAAGACAAACCTAATTATATTGAAGAATACAAGATCAACAATGGTAAGTATTCTAAACAAGAAATGATTATTAAGTATGAAACTGGTAATTCTGAAGTTTATGATTATGAAAACAAATTCTTCTTATTATCCAATATCCTTAATAAATCATATGAAGACGGTACTTATACCGAATATATGAAACCTTATGTAGATTTATTCGAATCTACTAGCTTAGAAGAAAAGAAAGAAATGAATCTTTCTAAATATATTTGGTTAAAATATATGCATGCTAAGTTGTATGTAATGGCTACTAAGATTAATTTCGTTGATATGAAATGGGATAAATCTTTTGCAGACCAAGCATTACAATTATTAGATGAATTGAATGTATATGATGATACAGATATCTTCGAAAACTCTTTCTTAGAAGCATATCTAGAAGCAGTACAAACTGTAATGGCTAATAATCCTAAATTACCTAGCCAAGAGATTCTTAATCTATTAGGTAGAGTAAATGGTATTGTAAATGAAAAATCTTTCCAATACTATAACTGCAGTTTCTCTGTATTGTCTTATATGGATACTATAAATAACCTATATCTATTCAAAGGTGATTTTACAGCATTCCATCATATGACTTCTACTATTGTAGATTACATCAACGACTCTTTATATTATATAGAAAATACTCTTCGTGGGTTAAGCTATTATGATAAGTCTAATCATGCTATGTATGCTATTCTTATTCGTAAATATCTTAAACTCACCGATTACTGTGACTATATGAGAGATATTAAGATTAAATATCTTTCTGATGCAGATAAAGAGTTTATTCTATCTGATAGATTAGGTTCTGATGTATCTACAAATCCATTTAATGGTGTAGTAGAATCCCGTACTCTAGAAGATTGTGATTCTTTCTTTAAGAATAACTTCTATCTAGAAAATCTTAAACATATAACGGTAGAATAACCATGTTTGATACTATAAAATATGTGCTTATTAAGTTCTGTAGCTTCTGTAACTTAGATTGTAGCTATTGTATTATCTCAGATAGAGATTCCAAAGCTAAGTCTAATGTATTTAACCAGTCCAAGGAACTTAGAAAACTGTTGCTTACTATGGATATCGGTCCAGTATTAGACTTTGAACTTACTGGCGGGGAATGTAGTCTATACTGTAACGAAATTAGATCTTTTATGAAGGAAATGAAGAAGATCGAACGATATAAAGATACAAGAGTAATTGCATCTACTGTAACTAATGGTACTAACTTAGATGGTATCTTTGAATTACTAGATGACAATGTATTAGATCCTTGGTCTATGAAGATGTCTTGGGATGGATTATATTCCGCATCAAAAGTTCGATTTTCTAAATTACCTCAATATGATGATCAATTCTTTAGAGATCAAGTAGCTAAACTTGGGGCAAGTAAATATCGTAATGATATTTTACTTAGAATAGCACTTACTCATGAAACAGTAGATGACTTATACGATTCCGTTAAGTATGCAAGAGATTGTGGTTGTAATAAGATAGAGTATTATCCTCTATATCTTAAAGAAGACCCAATGTATTACCATGATGAAGAACTTCTCAAGAAGTTTAAAGTCCAAGCTATTAAGATAGCCGAATTATATAATAATGAACCATTTGATTATGAAAATTGGAACTATTTATATTATACTCGTGCTCTAAACGCAGGGAAACCGTTCGATTTGGGATGTGAGATCTTAGGAAAAATGATTTATGTCACTACCTCAGGGGATGTATACCCTTGTTCTCTTTTTAGTGAGAATTTTAAACAAAACTTCATTATTGGTACAGTAAAAGATGGTATTGAATATGGCAAAATGGAAAAGTTTGTCAAAGACTACACCGAATGGGATAATGGTTGTAGTGAATGTAGTCAATACCATTGTAATAAGTGTCCAGCGATGCTTTATTACACAAGACATAAGGGGTTGGGTTGTTATATTCATCCTTTCAAGAAACTTGAAAGAGATATATTCGAAACTCTAGCACCAGCTCTTACAGAGCAACAAACAAAAAAGATCTTAGGTAGATTAAATTTTGTTAATGATCCTGAAGTAACTGACAGGATGCCTAGTTGGATAGCGAGAGATAGATAAAATATGGAATTTATAAATTTAGTCGTTTATGTAAAGAACGTAGATAAAACTATTAATATTCATTGTAACCTTAACTTCGAAAACGAGTTAATTTTAAAAGAGATTATCAAGAGATATAACCAAACTCTTATTAATCACTTTGGAGCTAAGTTATTTAGTGATAGTATTCTATTCCAAGAAGTAAATACAAATGTGTATAAGAATTACAATAACCTAGTGACTGTAGATGAAATAAATATGGTTGATTCAGTTTATGATAATACTTTCACTACTATAGACTTCTATAACTTTAGCTCTTTCGATCAATATATGAAGAGTTTAGTGATTGGAGAGATCGTAGGTGTTTGATAACTTCAAATCTATCATGATCAAGGTATCCGATAAGTGCAACATGTGTTGCGATTATTGCTTCCAAGGAGAAGGAGTCTCCGAAGGAGTATTTAATGATATCGATGATCTTAAAAATTTCTTAAGAGATTTACCTACTGGAGATACTTTAGATGTAAAGTTTATAGGTGGAGAACCTTTAATCTATTCTGATAGTATTAAACGTATGATAAAGGAATTAAGAAAACTAGAAAGAACAAAAGATGTTCACTTTAGATTTGGTCTAACCACTAATGGTCTATATTTCAAATCTTTAATCGAATTGATTAAAGATGGATATCTAGACGAAGAGTTAGTAAAAGTAAGCTGGGATGGAAAGTATAGTAAGTATATTCGTAAGTCATGTTACGATAATGGCTTTGTGAATAATGCTATCTATAGTATAATCAAAGAATGTCCTAATGTAACAGTTAGGATAGCTATACATCTAAAGAATGTAGATTCTATTGAAGAATCTATGCTTGCTTTACTATCTAGAGGAGCTAAATCTATTGAGTTGTATTATATAATGGAATACCCATTATATAGAGATGAATGGTTTATATATAAATGCAAGAAAATGTTTGAAAAGGTTGCTAGAATATATAGCTTCTTCTCATTTAGATATGTAAACTGGGAATCTCTTAAATATAACTCAGATAAAGAAACATCCGAAGCTTCTAAATGCAGTCATCTAGGTTCTCATCTCCATATAGATAAGAATGGAGATTTATATCCTTGCGGTATGTTTGTTCCTGATGATAATATATATGTGACCACACAATGGAAGATTGGTAATTTAAAATCTGGTATTGACTTCACTAAAACTAAAGAATTAGAAATGGAGTTGAACAAAGAAGTTGGTTGTTCTAAAGGTTGTAAAAACGTCAACTGTTTTGAATGTCCAGCTGTTAATTTAGGTGAAATTGGAAGTATGGATAAACGATTCATGCAACAATGTGAGCTTAAAGAAATTGAAC